CTTCTGACTGTCTTTGAGATTCTATGATCTGGTCAGCAGTAGCTCCTGCATCAACTTTAGTGTATAAATCTACAAATGAAGTTTTAGTATCTTCATCAAATCTATTTGTACACAATTCAATTGCTTTAAGTTTATTACTAAAGATAGAGTAAGCTTGTACAATATGTACTAATCTTCTGGTAGATATAATCTCATCTACGCCACCATCAAAGTAAGTTTTTCTGATAACATCCGCCCACGTAACAAGTTTGTTAACATAGTTGGTATCTTTTTTACCAGTTGCTTCTAAGGTATTGTTTAGAATTTTCTCCTCAGTTTTTGCGTTTGGATATCTTTGTTCAAACGTAACTGGAAATCTTTCAAGGAAAGCTTCGTTAAGAATATTGGTACCGATAAACTTACCATCTTCTGAACCTTGACCTTTAGTATTGGCAGTTGCCACTACGTTAAAGCCATCTTTTGGTTTTACAAATTTGTTAATCTTTTTAACAAATACACCAGAGCCTTCTAAGATCGGTTGTAAACACATAATCTTATTTGAAGCTAGATCGATCTCATCTAATAAAAGAAGAGCGCCTCTTTCCATTGCTTCAATAACTGGACCGTTTTGCCATACAGTTTGGCCATCTTTTAATCTATAACCACCAAGTAAATCGTCCTCGTCGGTTTCAATTGTAACGTTTACTCTGATACATTCTTTTTTAGCTTCAGCACATGCCTGTAAAATAGACATTGTTTTACCGTTACCAGAAAGACCTGTAACAAATACTGGATAAAACTTACCAGATTTGATAATAGATTTAATATCAGGATAGTTACCGAATGGAACAAACACTGGATCTTTTTTAGGTACAATGTCGCCTGTTAAAGAAGATACTATATAAGCGGCTTCCTTTCTAATTTCAACATTATCAACAGTTGACTTAACATCATCAACTTTTTTAATATCACCGTCTAAGGGTAATCTAAAAGTTGCCTTATCAACTTTGTATTGTTTATCTTTAATTAACCACTGTGGAGCATATTTACAACCAAATTTTTTATTTGCTTGTATCAATTCCTGTTTAGTTAACACATCTTTGTTAAATAGGCCATAAGCGTACTTAACATACTCACGTTGTTTATTGTTTAGCATAATATAATAGTCCTTTTTTCATTGTTTATATGTCCATAATAACATAACATTGTGTCAACATTATGTCTTTTTTTAAAGAAAAAACCTTTTAAATTCATAAGCTTAAACGATTTGTTCAATAAATTTGTTCAGTAGTACTCTGGAATACAGTCTATTTTTCATAGATTTGGTAAAGATTCGTTTAATTTCACTAGTTGTATTACCACTATTAATAGTACTTAAATCGGCGTTTTCAATATTCATGTCTTTAGCATTAACAACATAGTAAGAATTGTAACCAGCTTTAGGTATTTCTATTACTTTATCTTTTAAAAATTGTTTTCTAAGTTTTTCAAAATTTGAGTTATATGATAATTTACCATTAGCTGAAACATATTCATCTACAAATTGACCAAAGCCATTTTTGTTAACTCTTTTAGATAAGTAAAAACCTATTGTAGTAACATTATATTTTGATTGTAATATTTTTAATAACGTTGATGTAAGACACGATCTATATGAATCGTAATGTCTACCTTTATAATCTCTTTCAGTGGTATATCTTTTTTTACCGTCTTTAATAATTGTTTGTGTATCCCATTTTTCAATATGAGATTTGTTATTAGGTTTAGTGGTGTCAATATTAAAACTAGCAGCCTCACTATTAGATTCACCATCAGTAAGAGTAATAAATGAAAGTTTTTCTACTTTGTATTTTGCTTGAAATAAAGGTATTAATTTATTACACATTATAATTGCTTCATTTAACGGTGTTGATGTTAAATGATATTCTTGGTTAACAGGAATGGGATATCCTTTATAGTGCATATCATCACTAACATAACTAAATGATCTGTTAAAATAATTGGCCATCATATAAAGATATGTTAACGATTCGTGTAATACTGTTTTTTTCATTCTATGGCTGACAACGTTTACTAGGTGAGAGTTTTCAGCAAACATATTACCATTTTTAAATTTAAAATATTCTTTTGGATCGTTTTTTTTGTCCATAGTATCTTTAAATAGATATACTTCAAATGGTATGTTAATTTTTTGACAAAACCAAACCAAATTACATAATTGGTGTACCGTTTTATTCATTAGATCACACATAGATCCTGACCAGTCTAATAACATTATCATGCCGTGGTTTTTGCTATCAGGTAATACTGTTAATCTTTTGAAGATATCATCGCTGAATTTATAGTTTTTTAATTTAAGAGAATCAATAACTCCTGTTTTGTCTGTAGTGGTTCTCTTATGGGCTGTAGCTGCTTTTTTCATTTCAAATTCTTTAACCAAATACATTACAGTTTTAGTATTATCTTTTTTAAATTTTAAAAAATCTTGTTTAATCCAATTCCAGTATGTTTTGTACATTTCTGTATTTGAATTGCCATTATTAGTTTTGCCTGAACAATGTTGTAATACGTTGTCTCTCATATCTTTTAAAAATTGTTCGTAAGGTACTAAAGTATTTTTAAAATTAGGTTCAGGTAATGTAGCGTATCTATAATTTTTACTTTTATCTAATAACTTATCAATAGACTGTTCAAATGTTTTATCTGTAATACAGTCTAAAGCAGTATCAACTCTAACATTATCACCACCAGCGCCATTAGGGTTACCAACTTTAGCGTTTGCTTGTTCTTTGTTGTCAGAATCTTCTTTTGATTCATTTGAATTTGATGATTGATTATTAGTTTCAACTGATTGTTGTACTTGAATTTTTTTACCGTTTTTATCTAATTTATAATTTTTAGCTAATGGGTGATTATCAAAATCTGGTAACTTAGATAATTGATCTAATTGTTTCTCTTGGTGGCCATATAACTGTTTAGCAATTTTTAATACATCAGTAAATGTTTTGATGCTGTCAATTTTATCTACCCACAATTGCTCTTCTTTTGAAAATTTAAAATTTAATTTTTTAGAAGATTTGTAATACATGTTAATTTTATCAATTAACATTAAATCAGTGTTTATATTTTTCCCTTTTAAACCGAAGAAATTATCTTTTGTTAATACTTCAAAAGCATTAATATAATTTCTTACAATACCTGGATATTTTTTTTGAATTAATTTGTCAATTCTTGTATCTTCAATAACGTTAACATAAGCTCTATATTTTGGATCTTCTAATTTAGACCAAGCTTTCATAGGTGTATGTAAAGCGTGTGAACATTCGTGAGCTGTTAACATATCATAAACATCACCTGATGGTTTTTTAAATATTGGTAATGTAACGATTCTATTTTCTAAATCAAAAGAGGCCGTTTTTACGTTGTTATGTTCTACTGATAAATTTTCTGTAGCAAATAATTTTGCTAATTGAGACTTTGATTCGATATTTACTTTATTAACTTTAACCATACATATAATATAACACCTTTATATGAATAAAACAATAGTTCCGAACAAAATTAAAAGGCAATATAATCAATGACTTACGGAAGATTGTGTCTAAATTAAGACAGGACCGTTATCGGCCGACTTGAAAAAGGTATTTTTTCTTCGTTTCTTCCCAATTTAAATAGATAATATCGTCATAGAAATGAGATTCTTTAGATACTCTACCTTGTGCTATAAGTGATTCTATTCTTTTCTTAGCATACTTTGTTTTCCATATATGCGTTAAAGCTTCTGTTGAGTTATCAAATGCTCTTATTAGTTTATCTTCTTGTATTTGTTCTTTTAAATACTCTTTTGTATTCTTAAATAGTTCACTAAAGTAAATACCTCTTGCGTGTTCTGATTTAATCAATTTCTTTTCTATACCTAATTGACTATATGTAAATGAGTGGCTTCTATTTCTGTGATCTCTTTTATGTGGTTGGCCACTTTTTTTCTTTGCTACATACCATTCAAAGTATTTTCTAGTATGGTTTTTCATTAACCATTGTTGTATAAGTTTTCTTGTTGATCTTTCTGTTTCAAACGATACTGAACCTGCTGTCCAACCCATTTTCTTCCAGTGATCTAATCTATCGTATTGTGATAATGGTATTGTTTTTGTTTTACCATATAAAGATGTTGTTGTAACACCTACTAGTTTATCTCCATATTGTTTCTCCCAAGTTTTCTCAACTGTATCTGATAAACATAATAGTGCTAATAATTTACCGCCAACTAAATTATAACCTAGTGGCTGTACAGGAACAATCGTACTACCAATACAAGTATGATTAATCATTCTTTGTGTTTTGGCTTCTCTGTCCCAACCAATATATTCATCTCTTGGTGTTAAATCTAAAAAGTCTGAGGACATACAAGTAACACCTAGATACTTTTCTGTTTTTTTATCTCTTATAAGAAAGTATAAATTGCGACCAATGTTACTATTGTTTTTCATTGTAGATAAAAATGTTCTAAGTGTATTCCAAATGGCCGGTAATTTCTTACCTGTTACTGAACCTACTTTTCCTTCGTTCTCAATATCAGTGTAAATAAGTTCTGGTTCTAAATTTAAATACTCCATTGGATCTTCAGGATTCCAAAAGTTGTTTTTTACTTCTTGTATAATGGCACCTTGTTCTGGATCGACTAGTGCTGGCCTGTCATCAAAAAAACTGTTAGTTTCTATAGTAGGATATTTTTGATGCACTTCACACCATTTTTGATATAGTGTATATTCTTTTACATTCATAACAGACACAAAAGATAAGTCTTTAATCACTACATCTTTTAGTTTGTCTGTGTCTATGTTTGGTATTTTATCAAGTGGATTGGCGTCTTGCCATTTTTTCCATTGTTCTTCTATAAAAGGATCTAATTCTTTTTTAACGGCCATAATATAAGTATATACTAATTTGTTTCAAAAGTCAAATTATTCTTTACTTGGTATGAAATTTTCACCATGCTCTTGTTGTATAACATCTTTTTCTGACCATTGCAAACTTTTACTTCTGTTCATAGAGGCAGCACCTTTTGCAATACCAGGTTTTAGTTCTTTAATTTTGCCGCCTTTTTCTAAAAACTCTTGCATAAGTTTATCTCGTTCTTCTTGCGACATCTTAGGTTTATTATCTTCTTCTGTATAACTAGCCATTACTCATCTCCTTTCTTTTTTGTTTTTAAACTTTCTAAAAATTTATCAAGCAATAGTGCGCTACATATATTATAGTTTTTTAATTCGTTTGTTAAAGATTTGTACATTTTTTCTTTTTCAATATAAAGAACTCCATCTAAGATAGCAACTTTAATACAATTGACAGTATTTGATTTTAACAAAGCTACAGCATCATTAAACTGTGCGTGTTGATGTCCTCCTCCTGCTGTCAAAAATTTAGTTTCTCCTATTACGAATTTTTTATTAACTCTAGCTATGAAATCTATACCTTTGTTTATGTTGTAATTGAATTTATTTTTTGCATAATACATCATCTCGGAGTCTGAAGAATCTAAAATTGCGTCCTTATCGTTCTCATCAAACTCTTTTAAATTTACAACCTTAAATTTCTTGTTTTTTTTTATCCAATTTTTGAACATGGGTCCTATTTGTCTATTGGTTTCCTTTGGTTGTTCTATTTTTTCTTTTAATTCTTGCAGGTCTAATTTATAAATAATTTCACACAATCTATTAATTGTTTTTTTATTCCTGTCTATTGACGATTTGTCTTGTTTTAAATACCAAACGTAAGAATCTTTAATAGGAAATAAATCCAATTTAGATAAACATGAAAATAACTTTAGGTCATTTTTTTGTTTAAAGTTTTCTTCAATATTGTTCCATATATTTGTATCTATTTTTCTTTTACCCTCTTGAATTGTTGGATATATTTCAAAAAGATTATCTAAATAATCCGTTTCATTGGCCAACATTATGCTTTGTTTAATCCAATCATTCATATCTAAAAAAGGAATCATAGTATTCATATTTTTACAAAGAGGTCAACTTTTTTCTTTTTTGCATTTTGTTTATTTCTTTTTGTGCTTTTTCATAAGCTAAATCTAATTTTAACTTACTAACCTTTTCGGTAAACAGTCTACCTAACATATGATCGTATTCGTGTTGAAATACTCTACTCATCATACCATCTAAGTGTGCTTCTTTTAATGTTCCACTTTCATCTTCAAATTTTGCAACTATCTTTCTAGGTCTTTTTAGTTGTAAAAATAAAAAAGGAAAGGTTAAACAACCTTCTTTCATTAATACTTCTTCCTCGCTCTTATGAATAATAACAGGATTAAATACAGCAACCTTTTTGCCTTGTTCTAGTTGTGGATGCCCACCAAATACAAACATATTAAAAGGTAACCCGACTTGATTGGCCGATAATCCTAATCCTCCATACTTGAACATAGTATCAAACATGGTGTTTGTTAATTCTTTTCTATCTTTAAAATCATGCTCTTTCAACATATCATCTGTAAAAGGTGCTATTGCTGATTGTACTCTTGGGTCTGAGGGTGGTATAAGTTTTAGTTCTTTAGACATTTTGTAACCTCGTGAAGTTGTGCTCTTTATCAAAGCGGATTATGTTTGTAAATCTATCAAATAGAATATCTCCTTTATGAGATATAATAAAGATATTTTCTTTTGGCATTGATTTGATAATTTTAAAAAAGTCATCAGTTCCTTGACCATCTAAACTACCATCAAATATTTCATCTAGTACTAATAAATTTGTGTTTGTACTATTTTTCATTTTAGCTATTGTTCTCCATGTGAATAGTAATGCCAAATCTATTCTCATTTTTTCTCCTTCACTAAAGTTATTGTAATCAAACGTATCTCTGTGTCGGCTTTTAACCGTTTCATTAAACTCCTCGTCTAAATGAAATGATACGAAAAAATCCATTTCTTGTAAATACTGATTAATCAATGTATTCATAATAGGTAAATATTTTTTAATGATCTTGGCTTTTGCACCTTTATCATTTAATATCTCTCTTATCACATCTACATATTGTTTTTCTTCGGTTACCTTATCTAATAATACTTTTGATTCTTCAAGGTCTACTTTTAATTTGTCTAATTGTTCTTGTATGTTTTTGCTGTCTGATTCTTTATTTTCTAACAATAATATTTCTTCGTGTATCTTATCACTATATTTTTTAAGTTCATCTACCGAAGTATCAATCTTTGCAATTTCAACGTTCAATTCATTAACCTTTTGCGATACTGCATTTAATTCATTTACCTTTGTTTCTGTTTTTATTATTTCAGATAACAGGTCTTTTAATCCGCCTTCTAATTTGTGTATTGTTTGGCTTTCATTATCTATTTTTGTAGATTTAAATTCTTCGTTTATTGATTGCGTACATTCTGGACATGTATCATTGTTGTGAAAAAACTCTAATGTTCTTTTGTGTTTCAATAGATTAGTTTCAATCTTGGCTTCTAACTTAGATAACTGATTAGCTTTTGCATTTATATTATCTCGTTCCAATAGATTGTTTTTATTGTTTTCTATTTCAACGTTTAATAAGGTAATTTTTTTAAGATACTCTTGTAAGTCTTTATTGTTTTTATCTAACGTGTTCTTTTTGTAGTCTTTGTCATCTATATTACGACCTTGCAATTCTTTAAAGTGTTTTGTTTCTAGTTCATACTTAGAAGTAATCAAATCACATTTATGTCTTATTTCTGTTATATTCTTTTGTAAATCTGATTGTTGACTTCTTAATATCAAATCCATTAAACCAAATACTCTTATATCTAATATTTCTTCTACAACTTCACGTCTGTATCTTGGTTTCATTTTCATAAATGGTTCATACGAAGAAGAGCCTAATATAACAACCTGTATAAATGATCTATAATTCAATTTCATTATATTGGCCTCTAAATATTTTTGATAATCAATACTAGAAGCGTCTTGATTGACTAATTCACCATCTGAATATATTTCAAATTTGTTTGGTTTGATACCTCTTGTTACTACATAGTTCTTTGTGCCTACTGTAAACTCTACTGTTACTTCTGTATCGGCATCATTTATTGTATTAACTATCTGTTCTTTCTTAATCATTCTAAATGGTTTGTTAAACAAAACAAAACATAAGGCATCAAGTAATGTTGATTTACCACTACCATTTGTTCCTATAATAAGTGTTGTTGGTGCTTTGTTTAATTCTATTTCTATTGGCGTGTTACCAGTAGATAAAAAGTTTTTCCATTTAATTTTTTTAAATACTATCATGTCTCGCTGGCCTCTACATACAATTCTTTTGCAAACTTTTTTAATTTAGTCTTGTCTAGTGTTGTGTCAATCTGATCAATATAGTTGCCTAAAAATGTTAGTGTATCCTCTCCTTGGTCTAATATATCTTCTTTTACTGTAGATGTTAAGTCTGAAGTTAAATCTTCTATAATGTTTAGTTCATAAACATTTGTTTCATTATGGAATTTATCAACCAGTTTATCAAACATATCTGTGTCTGTTTTGTTGGATATAAAAAGTTTAACAAAAGTATTTTCAAATTGAGTTAAGTCTTTTTTTGTATAATCTTCTTGTTTGTCATTATAAATTAATTTTTTATGTACTGTTATAGGATTAGGTATTCTTGTGAGTTCTCTTGTTTCTGTATCAAATATATGAAAACCTTTTGGACAATTATAATCAGACCATGTAATTTCATAAGGCGAACCTAAGTAATATACGTGGCCGTCATCTGATCTTTTATGGAAATGCCCCGATATAACTTTTTCAAATCTTTTAAATAAAGACTTATCTAATCCTTGTTCATTAATATGTCCTTTGTGCATTTCAAAACCTTTTATCTCTAAATGCCCCATAACAATTTGTGCTGCTGAACTGTCTATTGAAAGTAATGTTTCTTCCATAATGTCATCACAAATCCATGGTAAAAATAATATATCCAGTCCATCAAAGGTAACAGTTTCCGATTTAGTATAAACTTTGGTGTTTTTTGGTATGTTTAGATTTTGTAATGCGTTTACTTCATTTGTGTTTTTGTAATAAGTGTCGTGATTGCCTAATAATACATGTGTATCTAAACTTAATTCTTCTGTTTTGTCCCAAAATTTTAACTTAAAATTATGAGCTGTATTGTGATTTATAAATTTTCTTCTATCTACAACATCACCTAAATGTATTAAAGTTTTGATATTATTCTCTTGTAGGTAAGGAAAGAAAACTTCCTCATAAAATTTATTAAAATAATCTATAAACGCTGGTGAGTCATTTCTAGCCCCCCAATGCGTGTCATTGATCAACGCAATTTTCATACTAACTCATTAAAAAATAATCTAACTTACTTTTTTTCTTTTGAACTTTTTTTTTCTTTTTTGTTTTTTCTTTTTTCATTTCCCTATATGTTGTTAAACTTTCAACTTTAGGTGTTTCTTCCATAGGTAAATTCTTTTTTAAAAATTCAGTAAATTGATTTTGAAACTCTCTATCTTCACCAGGCTGTAATGTTAAATCGTCAAAGTTAGAGTTCATTAATATTCTGTGTTTAATTGTAACTTGCTTTTTCTCTTTTTGTATTCTTCTTATAAATGCGTAATATATAATTTGTGTAAAGTAAGCAAACGGATTATTTGATTTGTCTGGATTGAAATTGTCTAAGTACTGTAAACAGTTTTCTATACCGTCAGAAATCATATCATCTCTAAACGTGTAATTAATAAAATTTGGCCTATATGATAAGTGATTTGCTATTTTTAAAAAACAAGTTCCTATATAATCAGGAACTCTTGGTTTTTTTTTATTTTGTTTAATTGATTCTTTGACTGTTTTTTTATATTCAATCATAGCGGCCAGAAAATCTTTGTTACTTACGTAATGTTCTTTTGATTTTTTTGATGTTGTCATAATTTAAATATACTACAATTTGTGTTCATTGTCAATCACTTATCTAACTGTTGTTAAAAATTTTAAGTTCCAGGATTGGTTGACTTTTTCTCTTTTGTGTATATAATAGGCGTGTAGCCTCTTTGATGGAGAATGCTCCAAGTTAATGGATGGTACCTTTAACATCTCTAAATTCGTCCCACAGTTTATTGAACTCATCATTCTCATCTTCTGTTAATTCTTCTAGTTCCAATTCACTTCGTTTAGGTATTGTAATCTTTTCATACTTCTTAGATACCTCCAAGTAACTCTTTGTCATCTCGTCGGTCGCACTTGTAATTGTAACAATTTTATCTTTTGGAATAGTTATAATAGTATCATTAGTATAACTTGTCCATTTAATTAATGCGATATAATCTTTGAGACCTCTTGGCGTCAATTGTGATACATACTTAATTTGTAACGGCTTTTCTAAACGCAACAATGGTGTTCTTTCTGGCAATTGTTCTTTTGCCAAAGCACAGATTATATCATCACCGTTAATTAGTTTTATTATTTTTATTTGATCCATTGTTTAAATCTACGTTATGTATTTCGTAATTGAAGTTTTCACCAGTGTATATATTTATTCTTTCTCTAAAGTGTTGAAGTGTATAATTCTCTTTACCATTGTATGTAAGATCATCTGCTATATCATATAGAGTAGCGGCCGAATTATTATCTTTTAAACGAAGGCCTCTACCAATAGACTGTAGATTTCTTATTCGGGATTTACTTGGACTTGCAAAAACGATATTATGTAAGTTTCTTATATTAATACCGGTACTAAACGTTCCGTAACTGGCGATTATAATCGCATTATCTGACTTCTCAGTTATAAATCTAATCTTTTCTCTTTCTTCGGCTTCCACACCACCATGAACGAAAAATATCTTTCTATCCTCAGCTTTATCTTCTATAAGTTGTTTTAATATAACACCATGTTTTTCTACATATTGAAACAATACTAAAGAATTACCTTTTAAATCCAAACATAGATTACGTATATATTTGTTTCTCTTATCATTAGATACCAAGAAATCCATTTCTTCTTGATAACTTTTATCTTTTAAAAAGTGTTTTGAATATTGATCGTGTTGTAATACTAAACAGATAATTTTTAAATCCGCTAATTGTTTTTTCTCTTGTAGTTCAGTAGTTGATGTAACTTTGTTAACAGCACCAAACAATCCTTCTAATACAAGTTTATTAGTTTTAGTACCATCTAAAGTACCTGTAAGACCTATTCTATATTTGCAATCTTCTAGTTTAGTCATTATCTTACTTAAAGAAACGGCCTTAAACAAATGACACTCATCTCCCATTACCACACCAAAAGATTTAAACCATTTCTTAGGCATATTATAGATTGATTGCCAAGTAGATATCACCACATTCTTATCGGTTTCTTTATCGTGGCCTTGATATATTCTATGAACATTTTTATCAGGATTCCAACCATAATCCTTAAAGTCCTTGAATAACTGTTCAACTAAAGATGTAGTAGGTACTATAATTAATATCTTATTATTTGGTTTGTCTTTTAATCTCAATATATTAAATCTTACTAACATATAAACTATCAATGATTTACCAGATGCTGTAGGAGACAATAATAAACAACGACTTTTTTGTAACGCATGTACAAAGGCCTGTTTCTGATAATCTCTTATTTCCATTGGTATTTTTAAGCCAGAAACAAATTTATCTACCAACTTTTTATCTACCTCTACATCTTTTATTTTGGTGCCATCAACCACTTGTATTTTATTGTCTTGACACCACTTAACAACGTATGGATAAAGACCTGCAAATATTTGGCCAGTTGCATAAGAAAATAATCTTATTTTACCGTCCCAAAAACGATTTCTAAACTGAGGTGTAAATTTATAACCTGGTACCTCAAATGTAAAATATTCAGACAAATCTCTACGAATAGCATCTTCTGCTTCTATTTTAATATATACTTCGTTTTTTTTATCTATGATTATATATTTTGTAAGTGTCATGGTTAAACAAATTGAGAACCAACTGCCCACCCCACCAATACTTTTCTTGTACCAAACGTAACAGGATTTACTTTATGCCACACAAAAGAAGGAAATGATATTAATGTTCCAGTAGTAAACTTGTCTTTAAATTTTGTATTAATATGTTTCAAAGGATTTGGATTTGGGTTTGATATTTCAAATTCACCTCCTTCATAATCTTCATTTAAACACAATGTAAAACTTAATTTTCTTATCATACCATTAGGATAAACATAAGGATGTGAATCTATATGCCAATCGTAATGGTCATCAACATTATAAACAGTATATTGCAAAGGTTCAAATTCTTTAATGTTAAAATTCCACTTAGCACTTTTATTGTGTTCATCAAGAACTGTCCTTAAAGTTTGATTTAAATTATCATCATTTAAAAAAACTACTTTAGAATTTCTAATTTTTTTATTGCCTAGTTTTGAATCCAACTCAGCCAATGCCAAAGCATTTTTTTCAGCAAGTGTAATGATGTTATTACAAAAAGATTTATCAAAACGAGCAATAGAGATACAATGAGCATTTTCTAGGTACATTAAATGGCTCCAGAAGTAAATCTTTTCCACTCAATTGCATTTTTAATAACGTATGTTCTATTAACTATAATTCTTAATGTTCTGTCCAAAAAATCCACAACGGTATTTAAATAGGCCACCTTTTGTGTTAACTTTTGTATATCCTCATCAGCTTCAATATACTTGTCTATGTCTGTTTTTAATATTTTAAAATTGAAAGGTTTTAATTGATAGACCTGAGGAGAGGCTTTACCTGTATAATATTCCCACTTATCACGTTTTATAATTCTCAACTCATCTTCCGTACGTGTCAAAAGTAACTTAAACTTTGTATAGTGTTTTAAATATTTATTATGTAATTGTGGCGTCTTTAAAGATTCTAAATCTAATTCAATATCATTTATCTTTAAATCTTTATCGGCTTCTAATTGTAATTGTTCTAAATCCATTATATTAATATATCACAAAATTAACAAAAAATCAAGTACTATTGGGAACCTATAGTTGCAAATTCGTAGATTTTATACTTAAAAGAAACTTCTGCTGTTAAATATTGTACGTCTGTTGCTTGTTGATTATAGTTTAAACCACTCAATGATACAGGAAACATATCACTAAATCTTACTTCTGAAACAGGATTATTCTTATTAGTAAGTATAGTTAAAGTTGCGTCGGAGTACGTTCCTCCTGCACTAGGAGCGGCATATCTAATCTTTCCAATCTCTGTGCTAACACCACCTCTGCTAGTCGGAAAACGATCTGAACCTGAATTAGAAAGGTCTTGATATTGTTTATGTTCTTTAGGAAAACCAAGACCAGTTAACCAATTATGTATCTCTTGGTAATTAATTAAATTTTCATCTACCATAAATGTCATAGTTAAATCAGCATAAGATAGATTTTCGCCAGGTAAAGGTATGTCCCTTAAAGGAGTTAATTGAGTTACAGAACCCAAAGTAATGCCAGGAATATTAACAGCTGTGCAAAAGTACTCTACTTTTGGTAGTTTAATTATATTAAATTTAAACTGTGTGGGACTAGCATAATCTATTTTAGTTGGTTGTCTGTCTAATGAGTTAATGGTTGTCATGGTACTATTTATATGATATTTTAACCAAAAAAAAAAGAGACGGTTGTTTAGACCGTCTCTTTAATTGTGTTACTAAGAAGTAACAAGTAGATTACATTAAGTTAGCTACTTGAACTTTTCTGTAGTATCTGTTTGCGTTAGCAGATCCTGCACCATTGATAACCGCAGTTGCAGTTGAAGCACCAGCTTCAGCAAATGGGTTAGCTTGGATACCGTATCGAGTTTTAAATCCGATTTTCGGTTGGAACGTGTCTTGACCAACAGCTCTCACCATTTGAAGTGGAACGTATGGGCAATAGAATATACCGGCATCGTACTGAGACGAACCTTTATATCCAACTACAAAGTATTGTTTAGCTGTTGAGTTTGCTGAATATGGATCGATATAAACTTTATATCTACCATTTAAAATACCAGCAAATGTGTTACCTGTGTCATCAACATTTAAATTGTTGTTTAACGCAGGAGCGTAATCTAATACACCAGCCATTTGTAAAGCAGAAGCAACATCACTTGACGTAATCAAGATGTTACCTTTTCCTCTACGTGTTCTTTGTGCGATTGAGTTTGCTTCTCTTTCAACTTGGAACATTAAACCTTTGAATCTTTCAACAGACCAACGACCATTTGAGTCAGTGTCTAAATCGAAAATTCCAGCAGTTGTTACGTTACCAGTTTGAGCACCTTTTTCTGAATTGATGTAAATAGTTCTTACGATTTCTCTATTGATTTCCGCAAGGATTTCAGCAGATAAAATATTCGCAAGTTCTGTTTCAGCATCTAAACCATGGATAGCTTTTAAATCTTGGGCTAATTCCATAGTGTATTCAGCTTTCAGAGCTCTTGATTTAGCAGTTACAGTCGATTTCTCGATTGAAAATGCCATTTCAGCAAAGCTATTTCCAGCAGCATCACCTAGTGCTTCAGCAGCAGCAGTTGACATTCCTGTTCCAGTTGTATAAGTGCCAGCAGGGCTGTCATTTAATAAACCTGGATTAGTTCCTGAATCAGCAGTAGATGAGAATCCACCTGTTGAAGAACCAGCAGCGTTTCTTCCTGAGAAGTCTGTGTCCGCAGCATCGAATAATGCTTCAGCAGCAGCAGCTTGTGAACTGTATTTTGCTCTCATAGCGAAGATTAGTCCAGTTGGACCAGTCATTGGTTGTACACCGCAAATATCATATGCGATTAGATTCGGCATTGCTCTTCTTACTAAAGAGATCATAATTGGATCCCAGTTTTGAACGTAAGAAGCATCTGTAGAGTTCTGCGGAGCAGACTCAGACATAAATGCTCTATCTTCTTTAATTGCTCTTTCTTGGTTTTCCAAGATAACAGCGGTAACCGCTCTCTTATAACTATCCGTTACTTTTGGGAGTTCAGGATGTTCAAGAATCGGTTGCCATTTTTTAACTAATTGTTCAGATAAGTACATATCTTTTTTTTCTCCCTTTATTTTTTAAAACTCAAATTAATTGAGTCTTTTGTTTTACTGATAGCGGCCGCATAAGCAGTCATAGAAGATGACAATTCAACGTTAGTTGTTTCGCCTTCGGCAACGTTATCTATTCCACCCTTAGATGAAATTTCTTTTGTTGTAAAGTATGACTCTTTAATAGTCGATACTTTATTTTTAAACTCTGTAGCATTAGAGTATTCAATTTCTTCTGCTAACTTATTAAACTTTTCTTTATTTGTATCTGTTAATCCAGATGCAACATCAGCAATTATATCTTTTCTAGTAAGTTTGCCGATTTCAGAATTTAGTTTAACGTTAGACTCGATTTGCTCGTTCAATTTCTTGTTAAGCTCTTCGATTTTAGAAGCTTGATCTTCTAACACGTCATATTTTTCGTCTGGTACATTTATGTAATGATCTTCAAATAATTTTTTAAGACCAGTAATAAAGTCCTCAGCGATTTCGCCTTTAATGCCTCTTTCAACAGCGATCTCGTTTGATTTCATCCATTCTTCAACTACGTAGTTTAAGTATGAATCAACTTTTTCAACAAGTTCTGCTTTAGTAGCATCAAGTTCTGATTTAAGTTTAGAAGCATATTCTACTTCTACTTTTGCTTTTTCCTCTTTAAGTCTTGACTTAACAGCGGCTTCAAAAATAGTTTTAGCTTTTGCTTTAAATTCTTCAGTTAATTTTTCGTCTCCGATTAATGCTTTAACATCATCAGATAGATCCATTTCTTTTTCTTCTACTTTTAATGTTTCACCAGGAGTTGCAACTTTAGTAACACCAGCTTCTGTATCTGATTTTTTACTAGCGTCAACATCCGCAGCTTTTGCGTTTTGAGCATCTGAAACTTTTTTATTATTTTTTGTAGAATCTGGAAGCGTGTCCGAAGGACTAGTAACAGCAGCACCTAAATCTTCTGCATCATTTTTAAGATGAGTTGGTTCAGCCGCTACAGCGTTTTTCTTTGGAGCATCAGCGACAGTTGTAGCTTCTGCTTCAACTATTGTTTGCTTCGTTTCTACATTGTTTTCTGTAGCCATTTGATAAATCTCCTTTATTTTTTAATTCGAATTAAAAATATCTCTTTTTATAGTGATATTTATAATTGTTATGTTTTCTATTATAATTTACTTAAAAAATCCTTGAATACACTTGCTTTTTTCTCAGCTAATTCAATTCTTTTTGTCTTAATTAGTTCTTGTTTCCATGCGGCAACGTCTTGTTCCACAAGGATTCCATTGTTCCAAACCCATTCTTTTCCTTCCATAATGCCTTCTACGAAAGCATCTGGAGCAGATGGATCTGCCACAATGTCAGCGGCCGTAGCTAAGTAGAAATCTTCTCCTACATAGTGATGGCCATTTTTTTGTACTAAGGAACCCATACCTCTTGATGAAACACCAAGTTTAGCACCCTCATCAATAAGATTTTTTACGATCTTACCGTATGGAGTATCCATAATTTTTGCTTCACCGATATAGTTTTTTCCTTCTGGATATAACTTTTTAATCATGTGAGATACTCTCTCTAAATTAACAGTTGGTCCTTCTGGATGACCTAGTTCGCCGAATGCTCTATTTTTATTGATAAATTCTTTATTGTATCTAGTAACTTCTTTATGAAGTACGTTGGTTGGATACACTCTACCGTTACGGTTTTTAATATCTCCTTGTAAAAAGATACCTTTAATTGAATAGTTTTTCTTACCACCGTCAACTTCTTCTATAATGTATTGAGCGTCGTTTATTTCTTCTCTAATTAGTCTCATTTTTCCCTCTTAGTTACTTACTATTTATACAAATATTAACTTCTCGGTGATCCAACGGCATGTGCTTTTACACCACCACTTACAAGTAAAACATAATCGCTTGGAGATTTTTCAATAGTTACTGAATCTCCAATACTATGTAAATAAAATTCTCCTAAAGTTCCACCATTTTCATTTGTTACACGTACTGTAGTTGTATTTGAAGTTGCTGTACAATGTACAAAATGAGCTCTATCGACATTATACGTACTTGCATTACCTCCTGCTATAGGTATTTCTGCAGCTGTAAATGTACTAGGCCAAGTTGCTTCCCAAGGAAAATCTCCACCGCCAGAAGCTTCAGCAAGTGTACCGTTATTTGTATTAGTATAAAACCAATTTGTTCCGTTCCAAAATACACGTTCATCTCCTGCATTATAATCCATTTTTAAATTGAAAGTACCTGTAGGAATTAATGTTCTAAAAGGAGTTCCACCAACACCTCCTGAAGAAGGATCTCCTGGAGTATTATACCATCCGCCCATCAACACTGAAGAAGTAGCTTTGGTGCTTATATTAAAAATAGTTCCAACTGGATAAGTAGAAACATTAAGTTGATTAGGACCGATACCTTGTATAGATACAGAATCTTGTGTACTAAGAGTCCAAATATCCGCACTTGCATCTAAAGGTCCAAGAGAATTATTTGAGGCTATTGGATAAATTAATCTGTTAAAAGGAGTACCACTTGCAGGAGTAAAAGTCCAAATAAGTTCAAGATTTCCTAAAGCTATTATAGAATTAATATAAGCATCAATAGGTCCATTATCTTTTCTAAATGCAACACCACTACCATAAGCATCATAATTAAAAGAACCAACAGCTACTGTGTAATTACTTGCTTCAGTAAAACTAGCTAAAGTTGGAGATAATGACAAAGTTGTCAAATCACCTACAACACCTTTTGATATAAAAGTTGATGTGTCTGACATTTTGTATATTAACTTCTTGGAGAACCGACAGCACTAACTTTACCAGCAGATAATGTTATAGTGTCTGATGGTGCTTTTTCAACACAAACTGAATCACCAGCTAATGCTAAATAAATTTCTCCTAATGTATTAGTATCAACGTCTTTTACTATAACAGTTTGTGCAGTTGATGTTGCCACACAATAAACAAATTGTGCTGATCCTATATCATTATCACTTGGATTAGTTACCAATGCGCCTTTAGCAATATATGTTGCCATTTTATTTTACTCCTAATTGTTCGTTTATTTCTTTTTCAAAATAACAATACAAATCATGTTGATTTACATTGTGTGATTTACAAACTTTTTCTACCGAATTTTCAAATCTTTTTATAATATCTTTTTGATTATTATCTATATTTTTAATGAGATCCTTAACAGCCTCTTTTAAAAGAGGTGATAATTCTTTGTAGGATTTTGAATCCAAAAGAGTAGTTTCTCTTAATATATTACTGACTTTGTTTTTCATCAACAACAGGTTCCGTTCTAGGTGCAGGAGATAAAACTTCAGGTTTAGCATCACTATGTGGTTGTGCTTGAAACAACACACTAGCTAATTCTTTTCTTTTAGCTTCTAAAGCATCACCTACTTTATCTCTTAAAGCGTCTTTAAAAGCCTCACCAGCTTCAGCCGCTTGTCCTAATGACAATTTGTCAATAAAATTTTTAACTTGTTCACTCATAATTTCCTCACTTTCTACTATTTATATGTTTAAATACTTATATTCTATACTAAAGGTTTAGATTTTTTAACACTAGGTTTAACATCAGGTTGAGTATCTAAAAGGTCTTTATCAGAACCTTCTTCTCCAATTTGAGCATCAATATCTTCAATATCTCTATCTGATTGTTTTAAAATATTCTTACGTATATAATTATTTGAAAAATATTTGCCTATATAACTTTCCATACTTTGTAATAAAGCTATTCTATCCTTCATCATTTCACTTTCTTTTAATTCAGCAAAATGACCATCCGTTAAAAAGTCATAATTTAAAGTACTAGCAATTGTTGACCAATCTTCATCAGCAATAATACCTTTTAATATTAATTGAGTACGTAATATATCACTAAACAATTCAGTAAATTTCTTTCTTAATCTACCTACAAATTTAGTAAATTTAACTTCATCTCTACTAATTTCAGCAGCTCTACCCATATTAAATCCAGAAGATGCTTCTAATCTACTAACCGGAACGTTAAGAGAACGATACAATTTCTTTTGGAAATATTCTATATCAGCAATTTCTCCTAAATTTTGGCCGCCTGGTAATGTAGTGATCTCTGTTCCTCTACCGCCTTCTCTACGAGGTAACCAATAATCTTCCAACATGTTCATATAATTACGATCATCTCTAATCTCACCAGTAGTTGCGTCATAAACAAGTTTATTTCTATATCTTGCCATAACATCTCTTAAATATTGTTCAGCTTTAAGTTTAGGAAGATTACCTACATCTATATAAAATATTCTTCTTTCTGGAGCTCTGGCGATACGATAAATTACCATAGCATCTTCAATCATTCTTAATTGATTAACTGACTTAATTGCTTTATGTAAATATGATAATATTTGATTTCTATTTTGATCTATTAATCCCGAATTAGAATAAGCAATTGCATCAGCAGATATTCTAATACCAGAACTTGAAGTTCCGCCTGAAACACCTCTTTCATTATATATGTAATATTCTTCAAATTCAGTAGTTATATCTAAGTTTGCTCCTCTTGCTCTTTTAACTTCTCTTACTTTTTTAATTTTTCTAGGATCAATGTACTTCAATTCTACAATACCATTTTTAGGATTTTCTCTATCAATAACTTTTTGATAATACATACGACCATCTACATACCATCTTCTAAAGATGTCGTGTCCTTTTGTATTAAAATCCAATAAAAGTAATACGTTTTTAAATTCTTCTTCTATTTTTCTTCTTACTTCAGATCCAAATGCTAAGTTAGTTAAATCTACATGTACAGAATCTTTAGTTTCATTTACAACAATAGCTTCACTAACGATATCATCTACCGCTGAATCACATTCTGGATGTAATGAAATTTCTCTATAACGTCTTACTAAATCTGCTTCGTTTTTAGCCGTACCTTCTAAATCTAAAAATTGTCCAAAAGCACCACCAACAGCAGAGACGGTAGTTGCACCATCATCAGCAGTAGGTATACTAAAACTTTGTTTGGGGTCTTGTTCTCGTTTTTTTCTTGTGATTGAAAATCCAAATAGATCGGCCATGATTAAATCCTTTTTACATCAACTGTATTAGAGAAAGCTGTGTGATGTGTTTGTTTCATAATATTATTTATAAGTCTAAAAAGAGCCGCTTTTAGGCGGCTCTTCTTAATATTAACTACTATGTAGTTGTATTTGTTTCAAAGAATTGGTACGAAAAAGTAACAACAAATTGTTCGATTGCTGTTTGTTCGTCATACGTTAAATCAATAGCACCTATGTCTTTTGGAAAAGCACCTCTAAGTGTGTATGATTTAATAGTATTTCCGTTACGATCTAAATGATCTACAAACGCATCTACTTGATAATCAGCAGGATTTGTTAATCCTTCGTTATCTGTCATATTGTTGATACCATTTTGCCATCTTTCAAAAGCATTTCTCAATTTGAAGTTTGAATCGTTATAAACTGTAACTGTCCAATCCGCAAATGTTCTATCTCCTGCGATTTTGATTGATCGACCTCTAAACTTAACGTCAACCTCTCCTAAAGTCATTGCAGGTATAGTTGTTGCTCTACATAAGAAAGCAAGATCTTCTATTTCTCCACCAACTTGAGCATAACCTGGAAAAGGCATTACTACCTTAAACTGGTTAGCACGAGCGCCACCGCCAGAAAGTTTAGCTTTGAAGTCATTAATGTTTGCCATTTTTTTGTTCTCCTATTCTAAATTAACCGACTACTTCCGAAAAGGAAACGCCGCTTCTGGTTGCTATAAAAGATAATGTGATAAAGTTAATGCTTCTAGCAGGTTTAACATAAATTTGTGCTATGAACTCATTTCTATCAATTACTTCGCCTGTATTAATTGTGTCATCACATATTACTTTGAAATCAGTAATACCTTTTCTGCCTTGAACTTCTCGTAAGAATGGTTCAACGATATTTCTAAAGTTTGCTCTAGTAAATTCGTCATTGAACTCAAACAACTGAAATTTGGCAGCTGTAGATATTGCTTTTTCTAATATGATAAACAATCTTCTAACATTGATTCTATCAAATGCAGATGGTGATGTCAAGCCGGTTTTATCACCAAAAAGAACCACACCTTGACCAGGAAAATTAACTACTGGGTTAATTCTTGATCTATAAAGGTCATCTCTTTGATCTTGTGTTGGATTGAACGCCAATTTAACTGCACCTCTAATATTACCTCTGTTGTAACCTGCTGGAGAATACCAAGCATCTGCTACTAGATCCGTTCTAGCACATAAGCCTGCGATATCACCATTTAAAGGCACCCAACGGTACGTATCAGCATATCTATCGTACATATATTTGTATCCACTATCAGCCACCACAAAAGATGATGATCTCATAGTTGAATAGAAACTTAATACGTTAGATAATTGAGTATTAGTATTACCAATGTTAACAACGTCTGATCTTCTTGGAGATACAAACGCTAAACAATCATTTCTAGTTTCAGCAATAGTTATCAAGTTATCAATTCCAATAGATGAAGTAACTTGACCAGCTATTAATAAACCAACATCAACTGTTTCTTTATCTAAGAAAAGTTCTAATGCTGTTTTATGTTGACCAACAGTTGCTGCTGAACCTAAACTACCACCAGATAATGTACTAACAGAGTTAGCCACAGCTGCACTATTAAAATCATTATTAAACGCTGTTTGTCCCCAATTTCCTGGATTTGTAAGATGATCCATCCAATAAACGTATTGTGAATGATCACTTATAACAGCAGCATAATAATTACTATCTCCTTGAGGAGTTTTAGCGTCAGATGCTTTTGATAATTTAGAATAAGATTCTAAAATTGAACCTGCAGTTCCAGTAAGATATCCTAAAACATCTACCACAACAACATGGATCTCATCATTAGAACCACCTTTTTGAGCAGCATAAGGTGAAGTTCCTGGAGTACCGTTTACTTGATCGTAATACTTCCATCTTCTTCTTACGTTAGCGCCGTTCGTTACGGTTTTTTCTAAACCATAATCACCACCGTGTTGTCTAGTTATTGTAACTGTATTAGTACTAATAGAAGTTACATTATATTTGTAACCATCATAATCAGTACCAGCAGAAGTAGTAGAAAATTCTAGCACATCGCCTACAGCAATATTAGATGCTGATGTTAACACTATATTTTTATCTCCTACAGCAGTAGCAGCATCATTAACTGTAGTAATTGCGTCTTGTTGGAAACCATTAGCAGTTGAACATGTATATACTCCTAATGTATTGCCCCATGTACCTGCTGTTTTAGCAGCAAAGTAACCAACTGATGCTTGACCTGTAGAATAATTTTCTTTGTGGTCGTTATAATTTTTTATTAATAATCCACTGCCATTTGCAGTAGCGTTTAATAATCCTGTGTTAGATGTTCGTACTACTCTTAAAGCATTAGAGTATTGTAGAAAACTAGCAGCAGCAAACCAATCTTCAAAATTAGAATCATTTGGATTTCCAAAATATTTTACTAACTCTGATTCAGTTGCAACTGTTACTATTTCTTCTACCGGACCTTTAGAAGATTCCATAGCAATAGCACCAACACTAGTTGATACAGCTGGAATTACTCTAGTTAAGTCTCTTTCTTGTACGAGAACACCTGGTGATATTTGAAATGCCATTCGGGTTTTCTCCTTATTTAATTAGCTAATTTTAACATATATAATTCAAAACTCGTATTATTCATACGCCCATAGTCAAAAGTTATCATACGTACATCTATTTATAAAAGACGTATTTTTGACGCTTTATTGAAAATCCTCACCTTTTCTTATATGAACTGGATGCCATACTTCTCCATATTCATCTTTAAAAGGTTGAGATTCTGGTGTATTAATACCATCATCAATAAATCCAAATGGCGCCATATCTTGTTCTATGATATTAGATTGTTCTTCATACAACTTAGAACGAACATCCGAATTACTTAATTCTTTAAAATACGTCTGATTTGATAACCAACCAAATATAATAAGACAAGTCATCAAGTCATCATTACATCCTTCTTCTGCTTTCCATGAATTATTTTGACGTGAAAAGGTAGACATTTCTTCTATAATATTAAAATCATTAATAATAATTTTATCAGATTCCACAATTGTTTTTAAATTAGAACATCCAACTTTCTTAATTTGTTTAGTCATACGAATACCTAATTGACTTCCTCTACCACTAAAACCAGAACCCAATACTTGACCAGCTCTACCTCTTTGAGTTGTCATTAACAAATTATCATATTCTAAATCATACTGTAATGCGTCAGATATTTGGCCACCTAAATCATTTACCTCAACCAAAATATGTGCGTTGTTATAACCTTTACATGTTTGTTGTATAACATTTGGAAACACCATAGGTTTAATTTCATTGTTACGATATTTGGCCACAACTCTATAAGGCATTTGAGAAACATCAAATATTATAAATGCAGAAAAATCTTTTCCCATACCTCTGGCTACATCAACAGTACATACATACATTTTATTTTTATCAGGTTTTTCAAATACATCTAGTCCACCTTGTGATTGTAGAGGTGGTGCATAAGGTATAACTTTTATTTTAGTAGATGATATAAGAGTATCAATGGAACCTAAAAATTCACATTCAAACTCCTGGTTAAATTGTTCTTGACTTGTATTTCTTATTGTATTTTCTTTCCATTTCTCATCTCTACCAGGAACTTCTGACCAATGCACTTCTATAGGAACATAATCGTTTTGTTTATTAACAGCATCAGTCCATAACTTATAGTACATGTTCATACCGTGTGGCGTAGATACGATAATCATTTTAGTATTTTTACCAGATGATATAGTAGGAAACACTGAACTAAAGAATTGCTCGGCAATAGTTGCAGGTACGAAAGCAAACTCGTCTAAGAATATGATGTTATAAGAACCTCCTCGAACGGCACTTGAAGATGTGGCAGCAGCAACAATCTTACTACCATTTTCTAATTCAATACTACCTTTATTCCAGTTTAATACTCCTTGTTGCAAAAACTTTGGTATATTCTCATACGCTAATTGTAAACGGCCCAGTATATCTCTTGCAGTTGATGATTTATTTGCAAGTATAGCAACGTTAGAATTTGCATTAAATAAAGCATAATGTAAAAGATAGGCTACAATAATTGTTGATTTACCAGACTGTCTAGGTAACTTACATATAGTAAATCTATTATTGTGCATTGTTCCAATAATGTCTTTTTGAAAGTCGTACATTTTAAATGGTATCAAACCGTCATCCAAAGAAACAATCTTTACATAGTTTTGAATGAAATATAAAGGGTCTTTAGAACAACTATCAAACTCCTGTATCTGTTCTTGTGTAAACTCTACAGGTACATTGATTTTTTTTAGGTTTGGATTACCGAGATAAACGTCTGCCATTATTTACTTTCAGGTTCTATTTTTGTCTTTAACATCTTTTGTAATTCAGCCGTAGAACCTACAAACAGTGCATTTTTAATTTGAGGTGATGCTGATTTTGTAGCAGCTTTTAAATCTTTTAATTTTTTTTGTAAGTCTTGCAATTTGTCAACTGTTTGAGCCACATTTGTTATTAATTGACCTACAACCTCGTAAGCTCTTGGATGTTGTCCTTCTTTTGCAATTTCCAAAATACCTTCAATTGCTTGTTGACCTTTTTCTATTAAATTATAATAACTCTCTCTACTATAATCATAATCATTATCTATATCTGGTTTATTTTTATCTTCTATTCTAGGTACGGAAGGATTATCTACTTTAATTATAGATTCTAACGTAGGCGTTTCTTTAGGTTGAATACCTAAAATTTCATTTACTTTATCATCAAGTTTAGTCATAATACTATTTATTATATATTTACTTATTGATTGGGCCTTCTATGGTTGTTGTAAATCCAAAATCATCATCAGCCTTAGCATCTGTTGGATTTGGTACTATGGTAATTCTTTCGTCTATTGTAGTGGTTGTTGTATTTGTAGTACCATATACATCTGATTGTGTTTCGAGAATAACTTTACTAGTAGAAGAAGGACCAAATAAATATGTTTTTGCAGTGAAATTTAATGTATATATAACGGCTCTTCTTTGATCAAAATTGCCAGTATAACTATCTTCATAACCAACACTATTCAAAACTATAGGAACATCTCTTTTAATATCTAACTCTGGTAATAGATTTAATGTAACGGTGTAGTCTGGTTGAAAGTAAGGCAATATCTGTTCTACAATTTGCAATCCATTTTCAGCTGTAGCCGTGAATATATTTAATGTATAATTTATATTATAAGGCACAGGAGCGTAATTATAATTTAGAGAAGCACCAGTGTTTGTTTTAGTTGTTCTATATTTTTGTACACGTGATAACTTTCTTGTATGATCATAAACAATACCAGATATTTCAAAACTCATACGAGGCAATACGATTGCAAACTCTCTGTCTTGTAAATCTTTTTGTTGATCTAAACGAACCAAAAACTTTTCCTTCGGTCCATATGCCAAAGGAACAGTAATACTCTGAACTAATTTTCCATTAACATCTGCCTTTTTAACCTGTATATCATTGAAGATAGTACCAAAAGCAACCGTTAATTTTCTAAGGCCTTCGTTATAAAAGAATGTTCCGAACATTAGTATATTCCTGGGTTACCAAAAGGGTTTAATTCATTAAAATCTAATATATCATCAGCAGTAGTAGATGTAGCAAAACCAGCTTCAGTATCAAATCCTAAATTGTCAGCATAAGGTGAATTAATAACACCTGTTTGTGTTTCTTCATATAAAAAGTATTCATCATCATTATTTACAGTATCGTTTTCTAATAATAAAGAACCAGAACTATCTTCTAATAATGTATGATGATCTAATTGATTTAATGTAAACGCAGCTTCTTTATCGTCAATTGCTTGAACACCTGTATCTAATTGTTCGCTTGAGTATTCCCAACGAGTAACTCGCAATTTATATACAGGTAAATTACCTAATGCAAAAAATGGTTGTTGATCTTCAACAAACTGTATTTCAAAAAAACTATTCATTAAAGGCATATAAATTATATCGCCTTCGTTTGGTCTGCCTTGTGCAATTAATGTGGTACGAGAACTTACTAATTCTTCAAATCTCCTTTTAGAAATCATAAATGTAGTATCTTCACGAATTTCTAAACCAAATTTATTAATGATTTCTTGTTGACCTAAAAACCCCTCTGTAGTTTCAAAGTATGCTTCCAAAGGAAAGGCACCTTTAAATCTACTAGCAACATCTTCACCAAGAAGAATATCTTTGTTAACCAAAGTTCTTGGCATATAATAAACTAAATTTCCGTAGATTTTAAGACCTTCTATTATTAAATCTTCGTGTAGTCTTTGTTCTGAAAAATTTCCTATGCCGTTACCGGACTGAAAATATGGATTCATTACAACCATATATTATCCTATCATAAATGTTGGTGCAATTTCGTAAGAATCTCTTATTTCTTTTTCTAGTTTATCTATTTCTGTTTGAGCTTCATCAAATATTTTTGCACCATTTAATGTAACTCCACCTAACATAGTTACTCCACCAAATTTTGATAAATTGGATCCCCACTGTCTTTTAAATTGAGACGTTACATATCTCTTTAACCAAATATCGTTGTAAACATCTGTATAGGTATTAGGATCTAATTTACGATAACACTCTATAACCAAGTATTCATTTACTTGCATATCGTTAGTCCAATCCATATCAATGTATAATCTGTTATCGTGTTGTTGAAATCTTAATGGTTTCATACCAACTAAAATCATATCTAAAAAATCTAAATGTCTTAACACCATATCATAGTTAATAATTGATGTTGAAGCAAAGTCATAAAGGTCATTTAAACGTAATTGATATCTTACGTCAAACATGTTTAGATTTGCTTTATCAGAAAAAGGTAAAATGTTAACAACAGAAATGACAGTTTCAGGAACCACAATATAATTGTTTGCTTCGTACCATGTAGAAGAAACTCCGTTTTTAGTGGCCACTTCAGTACTAGGTATAGAGGCCTTTAATCTTGTCTTATCTTCTTCTGTTAATTTATATTTAAGATATGTTCTACGAATACCATCATAATGGTGTTGAGCATAGAATTGTAGAGACTCATCCAATCTATCTTCTAATTGATCATTATCCACGTTAATCTCTATAACGGGTTTACCTAATGATCTTAAAGCGTATTGTTTTAATGTTTCTCTTGTTGATGGAGTAGCCATTTTATACCTGTTTTATTACTATATTTATAATAAAAAAAACAAGAGAAAACGACTATTTTACTTATCTGAATTGATCAAAGTCTTTATATACAAAATTCATGGCCAAACTAATTCTAGTTTCATCACTTAAATTAGGTTCCACAGAATGTACAATATATGCAGGAAATAAAAGTAAATCACCAACCTTTGGTGTAATTCTATGATAACTTCTACCACTCAAACCATCTTCAAATGAAGGTATAAAAGAATTTGCTCCTCTAGGATCATGTAATAATATATCACCAGACCTTTCATTAGTGTGTACATAATAAACACCTATTACAGTATTACCTGAATGTTCGTGTGGTGTTTGAAATTGATATTTTAAAGTTGCTGTTGTCCAACTTTGTTTTAATTTTAGATCAATTTGTTTACCTGTTAATTCTTTCAGATATAATTCAGCTTCATTATTAAATATTTTTTCTATTTTATTAGCTTCGTCTTTAGGTAAATTTTCATTAAAATTATTTTTAAATTTAAGAGATTGGGCTCTACCGATAATAGGATTTATTTCCTCATAGTTTAATTTTACTATTTTTACAGGCGTTGTAAATAGATGTTCCATATTAATAATTAAAATACTTAGACGGATCTTTAACTATATCGTTAACCAAATCTTCCGAAATAACTTCAAATCTTTCTTCTTGTGTATCTCTCCTTGGAGTTCCATCAATATATCTTAAAATACCACCAGTTAATTTAAATAATGCAGCTGCAAACATGGCCGTATTGTAATGATACGAAACATCACAGGCAGTTGTCCAATATTTACCTTCTAAAAATAAACAAGCACCTTTACATAATTGAACTACAGGACATCTAACACATTCTTCTCTAGTTCTAAAATGATGTACCAATTTCATTTCTATTGCTTCGATATCTGAAATCTTACCTATATTATGTTTTTCTAAATTAGCATTTGTATTCTGACAAGTCATAGAATTGCCTTTTAAATCAACCGCAATAATATCAGGATTGTCCATACCACATTTCTGACCAAGTACTGTAAATGGTCTTTGTGTAGTAATAGATTTGAAGAAATCATCTATCTTATCAAATATAGTAGAAACTCCCCATATCTTTCCACTAAATGCCTCTGTAAATATTGTTTCTCTTAATTTTTGTTGTTCTATTAATGACGTAGGACATAACATCATACCAGAATCATCATAAGGTAACATAATTTCTTCTGAAGAAAGAGGAACGTTAAAAGGACTTATTCCCATTTTATCTGCTATCCATTCTCTTACTTTGTGCATACTATAATTATTAGTAGTAAGAACACAATTAAATCCTATTCTGCCTTTTGGAAATAACTTATCATAAGCATATTTAATTGCTTTTAAACTTTCAGGCTTTTCAAGTACATCTTCACCTCTTTGAATTTTATAAGATTCACCATCATGCGAAATACCTAATTGAACATCCAAACTATCTAACCAATCAACAATTTCTTCTGTTAACATAGAAGCATTTGAAATTATATTGAACTCAGCTTTAGGAAATTTCTTTCTTAATCCTTCTGCTAATACCTTTAATACTTTAATATAAACTAATGGTTCTCCACCCCAAAATTCCCAACGAGTTTTATTTCCATCACCTTTAAACCATGTATCTAAATTATCTAAAAAATCTTGTGCTTCTTTTGGATTACCTTGAAATGAATTAGGAACTTGTGTTGCTTGATTGCAATAATTACAAGAATAATTACACTTCAATCCCATTTGTATTTTAACTATTACTGGTTTATTACTCTTTTTACCAGGATTAGTTGGTGAATTAGGAATCCACTCATGGAAATGGCCTTGTTTGTATGTTGAATTTATTGAAGAAAGATTATAAGGCTGACCAGTTTCATCAAGCAATTCTGAAGTGTGAGGTTTATATGTTAATATTCTCCAACCTTTTGGTTGTTGTAAGTGTAACTTGTATTCAGGAGGAGCGGAAGTATCGTATTTTTTTACGATTTTTAATTCTTCTATAGGTTTATTCTTATTTTTCCAGGAATGAAAATTATATTCAGTCGCATTTGTCATAATCTATATATAACACAATATAACACATTTCGCAAGAAATGTCAATATCTTAATAATAACTACTTATTATCTAAATATGTTTTTTGTGCAGCTCTTATTTTTTTCTTATTAGAATCTAAATCCGTAATAATATCAGTAGCACTTCTAACAGTAGTTACGTTGCTTGTTGCTACTTTACTTAAAAAATTAGCAGCCCAAGCAGGTTGTTCTTGACTATTGATTAAATTAGAAACTAATGTTGTTAACAAATCAACTTGTTGTTCTAAAGAAACTATAGAATTTAATTCACTTAATGTAAGTAATATTTGTTTTTTATTTAAATCAGCATCAATTATATCCTGAACTGAAGGAAAATCAGTTAACAATAAATGTGTAAATGCTGTATTTCTATCAACTTTTGTAAATGTTTCATTTGAAACAGCAAGTCTATTAATTAAAACATATCCTTGAGTAGCTGAATCGTGAAAATATATTTTTGCTATAGGAGTTTTATCAACTTGTTTTAAAGAAGTAAGTTTTACTCTATAGATTGAATCTTTTTGTATATCTGAAATATCAGCAAGAACGTAATTACCTTTATTATCCATGTACAGTTCATATCTTGTTCTTGCTTTAAAAATAGAACTACCTATAGTATAAGTTTTAGATTTTAAATGAGGATAATTAAGAGTTAAAACGATTTCATTACTATTATTTTTAACAACCTTAACAACGTCTGTATCTATAATTTGTTCGGACAAAGATTTAGCTGATCTATATTCAGGAAGTACTCCTAATAAAGAATCTGTATAGTTATCAAGTATTGGTAATGGATCTATATAACTTGCTAATATTAATGCCATTTTTATTTCCTTTTAATTAATCCTTTTAATTAACACGCACACGCACAAGCGCAGTTGCAGTTACAATTTGTTCTACAGTTATAAGCATAACTACAGTTACAGTTACTTACTGTTCTGTATTGATATGTTCCACCAAGTTCATCCACACTTGTGTATGAACCATATACTAAATCAGCAAAAGTTCCTGTTGCTTGAAAACTATTTGTATTACCACCAGCACCATCATACGATCCATTATTTTGACAATTTGATGTTGGTGTGCCAGTGAATCCTAAACCTGCCCAAGTCCACCAGTTTCCATTAGGAGGTTCTGGTATAGAATAAGGTTGAGGTTGTGATTGGGCATTAGCATCCACATATGTTGGTGAAGAACCGTCAGGTCCGTAAACCGAATTTTTGTAACCATTAGCAAGAGCTGTTGCACAATTTGAACCACCGTTTATACTAGCCATAGATCCTGCAAGAGTATTTGTAGTTATATTTGCCGATACTGTAGCTCTAGCTTTTTGTGCTAAATCTATACCGTTTTGATCTTTTATGCCTAATGTGTTTGCATTTGAACCGGCGTTAGGAGATACTATATTACCTGAAGTATCTATTATATTTGCGAGTTTTCTTGCTTTTGTATCTGCCATTTGTAATCCTGTTTATAATTAAAATTTTATTTTCTTATTATATTTATACATCTACATACTCTGTAATGTAACATAATCATTTGCATAAATTCCATTAACTAATATTATCGTTGAACCAGTTGATGCCGTATAATCAACACCTGCAATTAATTTAACACCATTAACATACACCATAGCTTTACCTACAGTATAAGCAAAACTAATTAAGTTATGTCCAGTATCAACTACTGCTGACAGACCTGTTAAAGTACCTGCAGTTGTAGTTATTGCTGATCCATTTTTAGTTGTTGATAATGTAAATGTTGTTGAACCATTTGTTGCAATGATATAATAAATTGTTGGATCCGAATATCCTGTAATTGTTCCTGTACCACTATTTGTTCCATAAAGTCTAACTTTTTGACCATTAGATAATTGTCTTGATGAAGCACTACAAGAAAACTGGCCAGCAGTTCCTGTTGTTGCTATTGAACTTAATTGTATTTGATTACAAGTATATGTTACACCAAACGGAGTACCTATTGTTGAACTAATAGCATCACCACCTACCGTTTCAGATAACACAGCTGTTGATGTACCATTAGTAGTTTTTACATAATAAGTTTTTGTTGTACCAGTATAATTTTGTAATGCACCACTACCTCTTACGTAGAAAGAAAGGCCTGTTGTACTTCCTGCAGTTGTTGTAATAGCAGAACCACCTAATGATGATGATAATTGGAATGTGGTAGCACCAAGAGTTGTTCCACTATTTGATGTTGTAGTACCATTAGTTGCAATGATGTAATATGTTTGACCAGCATCAGCTGAAGAATATCCAGTAATAGAAGATGAACCAGAATTAGTTCCATAAACTTGTACTAGTTGACCTACTGTTAAAGGAACAGAAGAAGCAGCACATGTAAAATTACCTGCTGTATCTGCAACGGCAACTGTTGTTAAAGAAATTTGACCTACAGTATTTGTAAAAGTTAATCCACTAGGAACACCTGTTCCTGTAGTAATTGCTGAACCGCCTG